TAAACCCCAGGGCAAGCGCATACCGCCATGCCCGGTGCAGCAGATCATCGCGGACTACAACCGCATCCTTCCGCAATTGCCTCAGGCTCTCGTGCGCAGCGAAAGACGCGAAGCGCTCATACGTGGACGCTGGCGCGACGTCTTCGAGCAAGGCATTGCGAAGGACCGCGACGACGGGCTGCAGACGTTCCGTGAATTCTTCGAGCACGTGAAGGAGTCGAAATTTTTGACCGGCAAGGCACAGCCACGCAACGGCAGCGCGCCGTTCGTTGCCGACCTGGAGTGGCTGATGCGGCCGACGAACTTCGTGAAGGTTGTCGAGGGGAGATATCACCATGGCTAACTCGCTGATGAGGGTGAAGAAAGCAACACAGGACGACGACAGCAGGCATGACGGCCCGCGCCAATGGCGCTGCATGGCGCATGGTTGCCCGGTGACTGCCGGTATCGAGGCGGGAGCCGGCGAGCTCATCTGCCGGTTTCACGACGCCGCGCCGCCGAAGCACTGGAACGATGTAACGCGTCGTCTGCGCATGCGCGATTGGATCGTGGCAATCGCCGACTACTGCGCGCGTCATGATGTCGTTGCCGGATGGGCGGCCCGGGCGGCTGCGGCGGCGCAAGCGCATGGCAGGCCGGATCTGGCGCCGACAGTCCGTGAGATGCGCCCAGGCATCACCCGCGACGAACGCGAGCATCCTCTGCTGTACGCGCAACGGCTTAACGCCGTCCTGGCGCACGAGTGCCTGCTGGAGCGTGAGGCGACGGATGTTAAGCGAGCTATGGCTGCTGGACCGGTAAAGCTGGCGGATGCGCTTCCCGCAATCCCAGCGCCGTAGGAATGCCCGGAAACGATGTTGCAGCTTCGCGTGGGCCGTTTTCTGTGCGAGTTGGTATCAAGACACCATCAGCAACGGAAAATCGCTCCTGCGGCGATCTGGCGCTTTTTCGTGAATCCTTTAGACAATTCTTATTTAGTGTGCGGCAAAAATCCATGCGAAAAGCCTGACTGCACGTGGAGTGAACGGCACCGGCGCGAGTGCGAGGCTAGGATGGTGATGCGATGATTGGTTGAAGAAGTGAGGAGGCAATATGCCATGCACCGCCATTCTGGCGCTTGATCTCGGGACAACCACTGGGTGGGCGCTGCAAAGCCGGGACGGGCACGTGCAGAGCGGTAGCGAGTCATTCCGGCCGCAGCGCTTCGAGGGCGGCGGTATGCGCTTCCTCCGGTTCCGGCGCTGGCTCACGGAAATCAAGAACTGCACCGACGGCATTGACATGGTGGCGTTCGAGGAAGTCCGCCGCCACGCCGGTGTCGATGCGGCCCATGCCTACGGCGGATTCATGGCCACCCTCACGGCCTGGTGCGAGCATCACCAGATCCCCTATCAGGGCGTACCGGTGGGGAGCATCAAGAAGCACGCCACCGGAAAAGGGAACGCCAGCAAGGACGAGATGCTCGCTGCGGTGCGAAAGCTCGGGTACAAGCCGGAAAACGATAATGAGGCGGATGCTTTGGCGCTGCTGCAGTTCGTAATTTCATCGGAACTGTGCAAAATTTGAGCGAAACAGTCAAAAAATTCCCTAATAATTGCTGCTATCGACCGGAAACTGACAGAAAGCTGACGAAATGGGACGAAAATGCGCAGTCGCCCACCTGCCGCCAGAGCTGATGTCGGAGCTCCAGCGCAAGCTGGCAGACAAAGCACACGGCGGTTATTCGGCCCTGTCCAGATGGCTCGGCGAGCATGGCTACAAGATCACTTCGACCGCGCTCAAGAGATATGACAAGAAGATGCAGCCGATCTTCTCGCGTGCCATCGAGAAGGCAGAGACGGCGCGCAGATTGATCGTACGGATGCGGGACGATGACAATGGCGTCGACTACTTGGCCGAATCAGTAAAAATACTCGAGCTTGCGTACCTCGACACACTGGAGAAGATCGAGGAGGCCAAGGCGGAGCAAAGCCTGCAACAACGGCTCGAGATTCTCGCCATCGCCAACCGCGGAATCCAGGACCTCATCAAATCCAAGGCGTACCTGCTAGCGATCATCGGCGTCACCGGGGACGGAAAGCAGCAGGTAGATGAGAAGTCGTATCGCGGCGCCCTGAAGCTGGTGAAGGAATCGATGTACGGTATCAGCGAGACCGAGACGCGCCAGACCGTCGAGGTCGTCGAGCCAGCGGTAGCTTATGGTTGAGATGGCCAGGACCAGGCGGAAAGCCGCCGCTCATGGCGCGCTAGAGGTCTCGACCGAGCCTCCGCCAATCCTGTACCCGTACCAGCGCAGATACCTTGCAGACAGAAGTCGCTGGAAGGCGGCGATGTGGAGCCGGCAGACCGGCAAAACCTTCGTGACGACGCTCGAGGCTGTGCTGGATTGCCTGGAGGCGGAAGCCGAAGGGCGTGCGAGACGCTGGACGATCATGAGCGTGTCGCAGGCCAGGGCACAGGACGCGATCGAGACCGCCAAGCAACACCTGCGCGCAGTCCGCGCCGTCTTTGAGGCGGTCGACCAGCCGCTCGATGTCGAGCTGATGAGCTACGAGGTGCGGCTACCCAGAGGCAGCCGCATCCGCGCCATCGCTTCCAAACCAGAGACCGCGCGCGGCATGACCGAGAATCTGATCCTCGATGAGTTCGCGCATCACCGAGACGACCGCGAGCTGTGGCGGGCGGTTTTGCCGGTCGTGTCCCGCCCGGACCTGAAGCTGCGCGTGATCTCCACGCCGGCAGGTAAAGGCAATCTGTTCTATGAGATCATGACATCAGACGCGTTCGCGCAGTTGTTCTCTAAACACGTCGTGACAATCCACGACGCCGTTGCAGGAGGACTGCCGAGAAACGTCGATGAACTCAAGCGTGCGATCTCTGATCCTGTCGCCTGGGCACAGGAGTACGAGTGCATATTCGTGGACGGCGCGACCGCCTGGATCACGTACGACCTGATCGACGGATGCGAGGATCCGGCTGCACCTGGAGACTATGAGGGCGGACAGTGCTACGTCGGCATGGACATCGCGGCACGCGGCGACCTGACGGTAATCTCGGTGCTCGAGGATGTTGGCGGAGTGCTCTGGCTGCGAGAGATGATCGAGATGCACGGAGAGCCGTTTTCCGCGCAGCTTGCTGCGCTCGGTCGCGTAATGCACGACTACCGTGTCGTGCGCGTTGCGATGGACCAGACAGGACTCGGCGAAATGCCGGTCGAGGAGGCGCGCCGGCGCTACGGCTCGTCCAGGGTGGAAGGGGTCATCTTTTCGCCATCGCGCAGACTCGAGATGGCCACGGTGATGCGCGAGCGGATGGAAAATAGACGCCTGCGTTTGCCCGTCGGCTGGCCTGCGCTGCGTGCTGATCTGCACAGCGTCAAGCGATTGGTCGGCCCGACTGGCGCACCGAGACTCGTGGCAGAGCGCGAGGACGGATCGCACGCCGACCGCTTCTGGTCGCTGGCTCTGGCCTGCGCGTCCGCCGCCGACACCAACCCAAGCTATGCTCTGTGGGCATCGGCAGGTCGAGGCGAATCCTCGAGGTTGGCATCACTCGAGACGGCCAATTACGGGTGGGGTGTAGTCACAAGGAGAGCAGCGCATGGCTACTAGACGACCGGAAACCAACGAAATCGCGACCACGCGCGACGGTCGCGATATCACCCGCGGCTATGTGGATGCGCTGCCGTATCTACCTCCGACAGATCGCATCCTGCAGTTGGCCGGCGGCTGGCGCGGCTACGAGGAGCTTTTGCGCGATGACCAGGTGGCAGCGACCTTCATGCAGCGCCGGCTCGCGGTCGTGCGCCGGCCGTGGGATGTGGAGCCAGGCGGAGAGCGCAGGATGGACCGCCAGGCCGCGGAACTCATCCGCGAGACGTTAAATCGCATCGATTGGGACTCGGTCACTGACCAGATTCTATATGCCAGGTTCTTTGGTTTCGCAGTCGCAGAAGTGATCTGGACTGTCGACAGCGGAAACATCAGCATCGACGACATCAGGGTCCGCGATCGTTCGCGCTTCGCCTTCGCGCCTGACGGAAGTCTGCTTCTGCGCACGACTTCGAGGCCGCAAGGTGAGCAGGTTCCCGAGCGCAAGTTCTGGGTAGCTGCTGTCGGGTCATCTCACCATGACGAGCCATATGGGCGCGGTCTGGCGCACCAGTTGTACTGGCCCGTATGGTTCAAGCGTCAGGGAGCGCGCTTCTGGGCGACGTTCCTGGAGAAGTTCGGCGCGCCGACAGCAGTCGGGCGGTTCGGAGCGGGAGCTGATGCGAAAGATCGCGCCAGGCTGCTCGAGGCAGTGCAAGCCGTGCAGACAGACGCCGGGATCATCCTGCCGGAAGGCATGACGATCGAACTGCTCGAGGCGTCACGCGGAGGCACGGCAACATACGAGCAATGGATGGCCTATTGGGATCGTGCGATCGCCAAGATCGTGCTCGGCCAGACCATGACGACCGAGGACGGATCATCGCGTGCTCAGGCGCAGGTGCACTGGGACGTGCGCGAGGACGTCGTCGCAGCGGACGCCGATCTGGTTTGCGAATCGGCCAACCGGACGTGGGTCCGCTGGCTGATCGACTATGCGATGCCTGGCGCAGCATACCCGCGCCTCTATCGACAGATGGAAGATCCAGAGGATCTCCGATCTCGTGCAGAGCGCGACCAGATCCTTGCATCCATTGGCTGGAAACTGAAGCCTGACGCTGTCGTTCGGGTCTATGGAGACGATTACGACACGACGGCGGCGCAGGAGCAAGCGCAGCAGCAGCAACAGCAACAGGTTCAGGGCCAACAGGCTGCATCCGCATCTGAGACTGACGGCGGAACGGTAACTGCAGCGCAGCAGATCGATCCGCCGCATCCGGCAGATCTCATCACCGATCAGCTTGCGATCGAGGCCGCGCCAGCATGGCAGGCCATCATGGACCGCATCCGTGAACTGGTGCAGCAAGCTAAATCACTCGATGAGCTGCGCGATGCGCTGCTGGCCGATTACAACAACCTGCCAGCAGACGATCTCGTGCGAGTCATGCAGGCTGCGTTCGCTGTGGCTGCTTTGGTTGGCCGCTTCGACGCCGTAGAAGAATCGCAGAATGCCGGTTAAGCATGCCAGCACGCGCGATCCGGCGATTGCTGCCGTATTCCGAAGGCCGTTCGCCGAGCAGATCGCGTTCTTCCGTGCCAAGCTGAAAAAGCTGGTGCCAACGAGGCGATGGAACGACCTCTGGAAGGAGCAACACGATCGTGCTTTCATGGTGGCAGGTGCGGCAAAGGCTGACCTGCTTGCGGATCTGGCCGCGGCTGTCGAGGCGGCGATCGCCGACGGAGAGAGTATCGACAGCTTCCGCGAGCGGTTCGCTGAGATTGTCCAGCGCCACGGTTGGCAGGGATGGACAGGATCGGCGACCGAGGCGGGAAAGGCGTGGCGCACTCGCGTCATCTACAGCACGAACGCGACCACGAGCTATTCCGCAGGGCGGCTGGCGCAGCTCAAGGAGGCGGGTTTCGCCTTCTGGGTCTACCGCCATTCAGACAACGTGCTGCACCCGCGTCCCCTGCACCTTGCTTGGAATGGGCTCACACTCCCTGCCGACGATCCGTGGTGGAAGACGCACTATCCGCCGAATGGATGGGGTTGCAAATGCTATGTCCTCGGCGCACGTGATGCTGCCGGAGCAAAGAGACTCGGCGGCGATCCTGACAAGAAGATCGATCCATCATGGAACGAGACTGACCCGAGCACCGGCGAGCCAGTCGGGATCGACAAGGGGTGGGGATACATGCCGGGCGCCACAACCGATATCACCGGCGCGATTGAGGACAAGATCACATCACTGCCAGAGCCGCTCGCCAATGCTTTGCGCGAAGATATCGCAAGACAACGCGAGCGGCGCAGCAAATGATCCGCATCGAAGTAGACGATAAAGACGTACGCGCCAGACTATCCGTTCTGGCGCAGCATGTGGCAGATGTACGGCCTGCGCTCTCTGACATCGGCGAATACCTCGTCATATCAACCAAGCAGCGGTTTAGTGAAAGCCGATCTCCGGACGGCACACCGTGGGCGCCGAATAGCCAGGTGACGATCATGCGGTATCTCTCGCGTTTCGGCGGCACGCGTGGCAGGCGCGGCCTGACGAAGAAGGGCGCAACCATGGCCGCAGCCAAAAAACCGCTGATCGGAGAAACCAGGCGACTTTCAATGGAGATCTCATATCAAGTCGGCACCGATTCGCTGGAGGTTGGATCAAATCTGGAATACGCGGCCGTCCAGCAATTCGGCGCGCGTAAAGGGCAATCTGGGCGGACGCGCAGAGGCGCGCCAATCCCATGGGGAGACATCCCTCCGCGTCCATTCCTCGGCATTTCAGAATCAGACAGGGTTGCGATCCTGGAAATCATCTCATCGCATTTGGGATCTAAAGAGGGCTTGTAACTACAAAAAGATTGTATGTATGATGCAGAACATGCAAACTGTGGTCGCTGACAGCACGCAATCCGGCAAGCAGCCAGGATTCGTCGCTGCGCGCGTCCATGCTCTCATGCCCGGCACCTGGCCGGCCGATCCTCAGCCGATCACCATCACGGCCGAGGACATCGCCGCCATCGCCGACGCTTATGATCCCACGCGCTACCAGGCGCCGGTCGTGATCGGCCATCCAGAGACGGACGACCCGGCCTGGGGCTGGATCGTCGATGCCACGGCTGAGCCAGATGGCCTATGGCTCGATGTCGAGCTCCTGCCAGAGATGGCCGACCTCGTGCGCGAGGGGCGCTATCGCGCAGTGTCGGTGAGCCTCTGGATGCCGGATGCGCCGGGCAACCCCACGCCTGGCGTCTGGGCGCTCAAGCATTTGGGCTATCTCGGCGCTGTTCCACCGGCAGTCAAGGGGCTCGCGCCGACTCAGCTTCAGGCGGCGGCGACGGATGAGCGCACAATCACTATTACCTCCGAAGCTCCGCATGGGGCGGAGCAACGTCAGAAGGAGACCATGACCATGGCAGAAACGAAGAACGACGGCGATGCCGTCCAACTCGCCGAACGCGAACGGCAGATTGCCGAGCGCGAGGCCGCGATCGCGCGGCGTGAGCGCGAGCTGAAGCGTGCTACGTACGCACAGGAAATCGACGCTCACGTGGCAGCCGGTCGCATTCTGCCGGCGGAGAAATCGGACCTCATCGAACTCATGGAGCGTCTCGACAGCGCAGCGACCGTCACCCTCGCCGAGGGAGGCGAGCGGCCAGCGCTCGATCTGTTGCGCGACTTCCTGGCGCGACTGCCGTCCCGCGTGACGCTCGGCGAACATGCGAAGGCGCACCAGAACTCAGATTCCGTCGTCATGCCGTCCGTGCCGCAAGGCTACAAGCTCTCAGAGCGCGGTCTGATGCTGCACAGCCGCGCGCTGGAGTACATGACCGCTCACGCCGGAACCGATTACCTGACCGCCGTCCGCGCCGTCGAGCGCACCATCCAGTAAGGAGGCCACATGTCCCACTCGTTCCGCCCTGCCCTGACGCTCACCATCAAGTCGTCTGGGGCAATCACTGCGAACCGCTTCGTGACGGCGGCCGGCGCACAGGCCGGCGCAGACGCGAACGCAATCGGTGTTGCTCTTGCCGCCGCAAGCGGAGCCAATGAATACGTCCCGGTCGTCAGCCTCGGCACTGCGTCGGTGGAAGCTGGCGGTGTTATCTCTGCAGGTGCCACGGTGAAAAGCGACTCGCAGGGACGCGCTGTGACATGGGCTACGAGCGGCGCCAAGATCGGCGTTGCGCTTGAGGCTTCTGGCGGCGCAGGCGAAGTGATCGAAGTCTTCCTCGTGCCGAATGCGGCCTAATCGATAAGGAGCATTGACCATGCCTCAGATGACACACGCTCAAGCTCGCGTAGTCGATCCGGTCCTGACCGAGGTCGCCCGTGGCTATCAGAACTCCGCTTTCGCCGGCATGGCGCTTTTCCCAACCGTGTCGGTCGGGGCGCGAGGAGGGAAGATCATTGCGTTTGGCAAGGAGCACTTCCGCCTCTACAACACGGCGCGTGCTCCGGGCGGTCAGGTCGTCCGTACGACCAGCCTGTACAGCTCGCAGAGCTACGCACTCGAGCAGCACGCCATCGAGGAAGGCGTGCCCTACGAGCTGATGGGTGATGCCTCGGCTGTTCCCGGTGTCGATCTCGGCGCTGCCGCCGTCCGCCGCGGCATGAACATCATCGGGCTGCGTCTCGAAAAGGCTCAGGCCGATCTGGCGCGCAATGCCAGTAACTACGGCGCATCCAACAAGGTGACGCTGTCCGGCACGAGCCAGTGGTCCGACTCGTCGAGCGATCCGATTGCTGCGGTCGAGGGATACAAAGAAATCGTCAGGGGGCAGATCGGCGTGCGTCCGAATACCCTTCTGGTCTCAGGTCGCGTCTTCGCGATCCTGAAAACTCACCCCAAGGTCACCGACCGCATCAAGTACACTTCGCGCGACGTGGCTACACCTGATCTTCTGGCCGCGCTGTTCGGTGTCGAGCAGTTCGTCGTCGGCGATGCGATCTACGTCGACAACGCTGGCGCCACGGCCGATATCTGGGGCAAGGACGCGATCCTGGCCTACACCGCAATCGGCGGCGTGGCCGATGCCGGCCGGCCGAGTTACGGCTACACGTATCGTCTGCAGGACATGCCTGTGGTCGAGGAGCCGTACCAGGATC